CACTTGACAATTTCTCGACCTCAGATGCGCCAAAACCCGTAGAAAACAGCGGTTTCTTCGTTAGCCGGTCAAGCGATTGTCAAGTAAGTTTTAGGTTGCGACGGTAGAGATATGCCGCGCTAAAGCCCCCCGTATAGGATATCGGCCAGGAAGGACCCAATATATCAAAGGGTTAGCGGGGCGGGGCATCCCAGGGGTTTCTCCGGGCGCGTTTTTCCCAAGTCTGACGAAAATATAGCCCTATTTTCGGCATCTGTCTCACCTTGCGATGTGTCACCAAAAAGTGTGTCACTTTACGATTTCTATTGACAGCCTTCGAGCGCTCCTGATCACAAACGACCGGGATCGCTTCGTGGGCACACGCTGGCCGTTAAGCCGAAGGGCAAGGACACTGAGCGCAAAATGCCACCGCCGTATTGCCGTAGACCGGCTAACCCCAAAGCGCCAGCAGATCTCCTTCCACGGCGTTCTCTCGGCCCGCATCCAAACCAAACGAGCATCCTCTGCGTCCAGATGATTCAACCACGCCAACGTCTCGTCCATGCGAGATATCGATGCGGGTGACGGTGGAGGGCGGCGCATGGGCTCAGGCGTTTGACCGACCTTGTCAGCAAAACTCTGGACCATCTCGGGCCAGACGTTGAAATACCCTTGCACCTTTTGCTCGGGCAATCGTTTAAGCACGTCGGCGGCCTCCTCTAGACGATCCTCCACCTGGGATGGTGTCCAATCAATCATGCTGGTTCTCCACACGGTCTCGTCGCCTGCCATAGAGTTTTTCACCCAACTGGCGGATCAGTTCTTTCTCTGGCCAGGTCAGCCGGTCATCTTCAACCGACACAGCCAGCATGCCCTGGTCCTGCCAGCCATCACGTTTGACCTGGTCAGGAGGACGGCGATTGCCGCCATAACCTCGGGGATGCCATTTCATGATTGCACCTCCTTGAGACAGGCGGCATAGCCTGCCACATCGATGATGGAATCATCATGGTTCGGGGTGTGTACCAGCCGGGCCATCTTGAGGTCAATCAGGCATAACGCCACCTGCGCTGGGGTGACCTCGGTGCTCAGCACCAGCGACCAGCGTTTGGCAATGTGATCGAATAACGGCTTGGCACTGCCGTATTGCTCATGGCGTTCTGCGACCGTGGTGGCAGCAATATTCAGAAGGTTACTGCTCATGACACACCTCCCATGCGATGATCCTGTGCCCAGCCCAGCAGGGCCAAAGCATCAGCCTCGTTGTCATCGGTTGGATCGAAGCCACGACTGCGAGCGGCTGCGATCATCACATCCTTGTTGGCATTGCCCTTACCGGTGGCATGGCGCTTGATGGTGCCGACGGGAACGGCCTCGTAAGGAATTTGATGATGTTCACACCAGGCGGTGACATGGGCCAAAAACCCACCGTAAGCGTGAGCAGCATCAACGCCGATGTGGCGGCGAACCTCCTCAACAAAAACAGCGTCCAGACCTCGAGCCATTTGTTTAATCTCGGTCAGCCATTGCTTGAACCGCAGGAAACGCATACCACCGCCTTGCCACCGGTCGTTCTTGAACTCGACAGTGCCACTGGTGATGGCCCGGTCTGATCCATGCAGGGCCCACCCGGTTTTGGTGCCGAGATCAAGGGTAAGGACCGTCATGACCTTGGCATCTGCCTTCGGCTTGATCACATTCGATTTATCCATTTGGTTTCTCCTTTGCTTGCTGTGTGGTGTGGGCGGTGATCATCACGGGATCTCCTTTAGCCAGTCGGGTGGATTTGTGATCGGTGGACGTTCGTTTTGACGTCCACCGGAACGTCCACCGTCTGTAACCCCCGGATTTCCTGGCTCCGGTGGACGTGGTGGACGTGGTGGACGTTTTCCCGGTGTATCTTTCACGGGGGCGCGCGCCCCCGCATACGTGTAGGAGGGGGATAAACGTCCACCACGTCCACGAGAGTCTGAATTACCGTTATTATTCAGAAGGTTATCTTCGTGGACGTTTGAATCACAACGTCCACCAACGTCCACGACGTCCACGAGATTTCTGCCTATTTTTTCATCAATATTCAGATTCCACCGTTTGACGCCTTGATAGGTTCCTGCGCCACCCATCCGAAGGCTTCGCCCATCGACGGCAAACACCCGATCGCGCATGCGCCCGAGCGACTTTCCAAGCCGGGTGCGCTGCGAGCGTTCATTGCCAGAGCCGAGGGGCAGTGGTGGTTCGCATGTGATCGCCAGATCGTAGAGGTCACTGCTGCCAACCTCCGCTGTCCCAAACCGGTCCCACCACGATGATATAAAGCCACGCCACATGGCCCCTTCGCTGTCAGACGCCGCCATCATGTCGTCCAGGTTTTCGAGGAAGCCTTCGATGCCAGCCACCTCCAGAATGCCACCCATGGTCTGGGCCCAGGCCTCGTAACTCCCGATGCTGCGTTGTCCATGCGGTCGCCCGGCGCTGATCCATGCTCGGCAAAGGGTCAGGCAAGCGGCGACCAGTCGGGCGCGATTGGCGCGAACCCAGCCCATTAAATCTGGATGCCTGAACGCCTCTCGTCGCCAGGGTTGATCAACGCGGGCATCAAGGCGAATGCGCACCAGACGGCGCGCCATCTCGTTGGAAAATTCCGGATTGTTGCCGGTAGCAATCCAGGTGCAGCGAATTGGCAGGCGGATAGTTTCCGAAACGCCCAGGATCCGGTCTTCCCAGAAAGGGGCTGTCAGGGCTGCCGCGAGGGCTGAGGAATCAAGCTTGCCGCGCAGGTTATCGATCAAGACGATGGCCGGGATCTGGCGCAGTTTTGCGGTAATCCGTTTGCGCCATTCCTCGTCGTCCCGGCTTTCGGTCATGACCAGGGTTCCGGTTCCGGTGAGGATGGTCGAAATCGCGTCCACCATGAGGGTGGCCCCGGTGCCGGGGGATGGCTTTTCAATCAGGTGCAGAGGCGTCGAGCCATTGATCAAGGCGCGGACAAAGCCGAGCAAAAGCAGGGAAATTGCGTGGGCTCGCTCGGCCAGTGAGGTGAATGGAAAATCACCGAACAGGTCGTCTTGCAGCAGGTCCCGCGCCTCAGCAATTTGCTCAGGGCTGGGGTGCTCCGGAACGGCTGGCATCTTAAAACCGGAAATGGCGTGGTACAGCAGCCTGGCGTCCGGGTGATAACCAGGTTCCGTCAGCAGCGTCCCACCCCGGCCAAACACTGGTGTTGTGACGATGCCGGAAAGAATAGGTAGTCCAGGGTCGGGCGTGGCCAGAAGCGATTTGATGAGGGCTGTGGGAGGTGGTGACGAGACCAGCTCGCCGGTTCGGCCAATGCGCCGCCACAGGGCGATCTTGGCCAGCATGTAGCGCAGGCGTTCTTCCGTCACCGTGGAGGCAAACGGGCGGCCTTCGTCGTCGGGAACAATCCAGGTCGGCAACCCGGCGGTCCGAAACAGCCAGGGTGGCTGGTTGGCTGTGAGCAGAAGACTCCAGGCACGATCAACGGCTCGGGCCAGATCCCCCTCATCGGCGCGAAGGGTGTGCATCGATGCGGTAGGATAAACGAAGCCAACGGGGATATGGCGTCCCATGGCCTCCGGCTCTTCTTCAGCATCGGCTTGTTGCGCCGATTGAATAACCTGGGCGACAGCGTCAGGGCCTTTGCGTAACAACAGGTCATTAAAATCCTCTCCCTCTTTTGGGGGCATCGCAATGCTCACCGTGCGATCTTCCGAGCGCAGACGACGGGCAGCGGTTTCGGCGGCGCGCGAGCCCGCACCGGATACGTCATGATCAGCCAGAATGACGATCCGGGTCGCTTCGGGAGGGATGTGGACCTGTTCAAGGTTGGTGGTCGACAAGGTCGCCCAGACGGCCAGGCCGGGACACGCGGTCATCACCGCCAGCCCCGTCTCAATGCCTTCGCAAAGTCCGAGGACGCCGTCTGTGCTGATTTCCGCCAAACGCACAGCACCGCCTGCAACCTTGCCCAGCATCATGCGCGGCTTTGCGACATCGGCCTTGATGACAGTGTTGGAGGCGTTATCAATTTGCAGATAGGTTCGATGTATCGCGGCGGTGGTGCCTGCGTGATCGCGGACGATGCCGATCAGCGCCGGAAATCCGGTCTTGGTCTCCCAATGGGTCAGGTCGGCATGGAACCTGATATCCGCACCATCCGGAATGGCCAATCCGCGACCCACCAGAAAATCGGTGGCGGGGCTATCTTTGATGGGTTTGGCATGGGACAGAATGAAGGAGATTTCACTGGCCGGATCCCGATTGGATGTAGGTGCGCGGGCGGGCTCTTGTCGAGGAGGTGACGTGTCCGTCCATCCCGTCATGTCCGCCGCATGGGCAAACAGGTCGCGTCCCGAAAGTCCCGTCCTCTGTTCCAACGTGTTTAAGGGGCCACCGCCCTGACCGCCGTCAAAATCAATCCAATCGCCCGCATGATCACCTTTAAGGGTGATGACACATGAGCCGTTCTTGCGAGGTGCGTCTCCTCGAATATTGGCCAACCGCCATTCATCGCCGTTGCGTCTGCCATTGGGAAAATCCTGCGGCACCCAATGCTCCGCCGTGTCTCGCAGCCGGGCGACGATGACGTCCAAATCATAATGGATGGGCTTTGCGGGCGCTGGGGCGACATCGTTAAAATCAATCAAGGATCACCAGCCCCTGCTCAGCACGGGTGATTGCGGTATACAGCCAGCGGGCGCGATCCTCAGGTGTTCGGCCAAGGCCGTCGTCATAGACGAGAACGTTTTTCCATTGCGATCCCTGGCTTTTATGACAGGTGATGGCGTAGCCCCAGTCGCTCTCCACCAGGCCCCGCATATCGCGCCAGTCCCTGCGCGACCGATCCCGGTCATAGGCGACATGGTCGTCGTAATGACCTTTGTAGATTTTAACCCGGCCCGGAATGAGATCCCCGTCCTCGGTCTTGATGACGGCGCTCAACGCGAGAGGACCTTCATCTTGAATATCGGTGAGGTCGATAAACATGCCGTTGATCAGGCCAAGATCGTGACGGTTCTTGAGACAGATGAGTTTTTCATCGCGGCCCGTGGGATAGGTGTTAGCAAAACCCGCCGCCTGGCGCATGGCGTTGTTGAGTTGCCGCCGGGTGGCGTTCATGCCGCAAATTACCTGGCCACCCATGAGCATTTGCTCAGGCGATACATCCCGCCGCGACATCTTCCAGACATGATCGTCATGTTGACCCTGTGGGATGGGCAAACCCTGGCGGGCCAACGTGGCCAGACGGATGATGGCGCTGTCTCCGGCCTGACGGTGAACTTCGGTCAACATGACGTCAGGCTCCACATCGGTGAATGCACCGGCCCCTTTGATGGGAGGCAACTGGCCGGGATCGCCCAGTACAAGAACGGGTTTGCCGAAGGCGAGAAGATCGTTGGCCATCTCTTCTCCGACCATGGAGACTTCATCCAGAACAATCAGGTCGGCGTCACGCACCAGGGATTGTTCATTCAGAACGAACTGGGGTTTGTGAATATCGGCGAGGCGAAGCTCCAGGCGTTTCAGGCGTTCAGAGGCAAAGGTGCGTTCCGACGCGGGCATGGTCAAAATGCTTGAGCTTAGTTTGGCCGCCTCAGCTTCGACCCGAGCGACTTCTTCTGGCGTCGCTTCCGAGACCCTATATATGAGGCTATGGATGGTCGAGGCAGGCGTGCCCTTGCGGGTCATTACCAATGCGGCCTTGCCGGTAAAAGCCGCAAACAGAACACCGCCCTGTCCGCCGTTGGGGTTCATGGTCGACAGATCAAGTTCGTCAATGGCGTGTTTTGTGATGGTGGTTTTTCCGCTGCCCGCATAACCAAACACCCGGAACACCTGTTGATCCTTGGTGCGATTGTTGAACCAGTCCTTGATGTTGGTAATCGCTTTTACTTGCAGGGGGGATGGGGTGAAGGTCATGAGGAAAGCTCCCAACAACGCTTGGTGTATGAACACCAGCGACAAAGGTAAAAATCGGAATGGCTGGAAATACGGGGCAAAAGCTCACCGGCATCCGCCGCTTGAATGACGTCGATGGCCTTGTCGGAAAGCAGTTGCGCCTCGACAGCTTCAAACGGCACCACTTCGTGATGAAGGGCCTGGGTGTCTTTGTTGAGAACCGTAAACAGCGCCACCGACAGGTCCATGTAGGCCATGTAAATTTGCAGTTGGCCGTAATAGACCGGCTTCGACGCCTGCACGCCGCGCTTCACGGTATCGTTCCAGGACGAGGCTTTGAGTGCCTTATGTTCCCAAAGCGCTGGCCACGTTATGCCAACGTAGGGACCGCCCACGATGACACCGTCGATATGTCCCTTGATGCGTCCGGCGGCGGTTTCGAACCCGAACTGCCCGCCGTTGTTCTCGCTCGTGCGTAAATCAAATCCGGCGACACGTAGCCAGCGAATGGCCAGGTCTTCGAAGATATGACCGGCAGCAAATATGCGTAAAATACCACCGTCGAACGCCTTGCCCGGATCGGGTGGAGTACGGGTAAATTCATAAACCAGCTTGCGCGCGCAGGGCTCACCGATGCGGCTGGCTCCAAGATAATCTCTGGGAATCTGGCGCTGGTTTTCCGCGACCAGAGCCTGGTCAACGAACGCGTTAATTCGTTGGTTGGGGTCTGGGGCGGGATAGCCGTTGCCATAGACAAAACCGGACCCGTGATTGAAATCAACAAACATTGTCAGCCCTCAAAATGGAATGTCGTCATTTAGCGACTGGCGCTGCATGGAGTCCTGGAACCCATCAACACAGGCCTCGATGATCTGATCGATGTCGACGGCACTGCGGTCATGGAACGCTTCCATCAAACCCAGTTCGGTCAACGCCTCAGCGAAAAACCGCCGGGCATCGACGATGGCCTTCTGTTCCATGTCGGTTTTATCGATCATGCCGATCTTCCTTTTTGCGATTTTCGACCCGGCCTTGAGGCAGCGCATCGAACAGAAACGGTGATAGGGAAAACGGTCCCAGTTCAGTTGGTGGCAATAGCCGAAGCCCCGGGATTGACGTCCGCAGATGGCGCAAGGCGTCATCCGAGCAAGAGCTGGGTGAGGTCCTCGTTGCCCTCGGGTTGCTCTTTGATCCGGTGCGACGCCAACACGATGAAACGGCTGATGGCGTTTGACGCCATGGCGTCCAGCTCGGTCATCTTGAGGTTTTGGATGGGTTGATGGAGCCGTCCTCTGCCTTCGAGCCATTCGCCAATCGCTTTTGCCGCTTCCCGTGTGACGTACGCTTGCCATTCATCGTTGGTCACGGGTTCAACCAGGCCGGGCCCCGAGCGGCAGGCTGACCCTGTGCCGCAGGCTGGGCCTGGACTGTGGATTGGGTTTGGGCAGGAGCCGCCGTGTTCAGTGCGGGGTCAGCGTTGGAACCCCATGCCGGTGTGGCTGACGCCGGAGATTGCGCCCCTTGAGCGGGACGAGGCCGATTGCCCGGTGCGGCTGCTACGGATTCACCGTCCATAATCTTGCGCCACTCAGCCTCATTGGGCAGAACGATCTTATCGATCTTGTTGCTATCGCTGTACTGAGGGTTTGAACTGGGCTCGACCTTAATCTTGGCAACGCAGGTGATGCCGTCAAAATCTTTGAGCCCGCGCAGCACCCGCTTGGCCTTGGCTTCCTCGCTCATGTCCTCAGGGTTCAGGCCCAAAGCGCTGTCGATCATGGCGCGGAAAGTGCTTTTGGAAATTTTCCAGCCGATGGAAACACCGTTCTCGTCAACCTTGCCACCGGCGACCGTGAACATTTGCCAAAACTTGCGCTTGGCGTGCGGCCCTTCAACCACGGTGAACTCAGCGTCCAGCATCAGAACATCGCTGCCAGGACTGTTGGAGGCTTTGAGCAGCCCTTGGTCGATCTCGCTCTGTCCATCCACATTGCCCGGACGGATGGTCATGGTGATCTTGGCAAAACTGCCATCGGGAATCAGGTCGCCGGTTTTTTGCGGTTCGGCGTCGTTCATATCGAAGGTCATGATCTTATCCTTATTTGGTTGAGTTGATTTTGGAGAGAAACGCGCCAAGGTCGGCGGGTTCAGTGATATCCAGGCGACCGGAGCGATCCTTGGCGGGCAGGCCAAAGGGGTTGCCGGATTGGCAAACAAGACGTCGTTCCTGGGCTTTTTCCGGGTCGTGTCGCCAGCCCCCTTGGTTCTCAGTATCGTCAGGGGCAAACAGGCTCAGGGTTAGAACCTGATCGACAATGCCGGGCAGTTCGCGGGCGGCCTTGCCACCCTCCATCTGTGGCTGCCAGTTGGTGCGATTGAACTCATCGACAATCTTTTCAAGGATGCCGACGAAGATCACCGTTTTGCCAGGTGCATGCTGCAGATGCTTCAAGAGCCCGATGACCTCACTGGCGAGCAGGCCGTATGCGCCGCGAATATCGGGCTTGCCGGTTTTCTCGGAAACGGCCTGTGGCTGGGTCTTGGCCCAGGCCATGGCCTGACGGGTCAGGTCGGTGATGGAATCAACAAAGATAATCCGTTTGTCATTGATCATCTGAACCATCTCCGGATAGGTCTGGCTGAGGTGCTGATAATGGCCCTCGGAGTAAAACCCGTTTGGATCCGCCGCCGGGTTAACACCGCCGATCAGGCAAGCGATGTCGATGGCGTCTGTAAACGCCCTGATGGAGATGCTCTCGCCTTTCCAGTCCTGGACCGATTTCATGCCAGCTTCAAAATCAAGACACAGGGTCTCGGTGGGCGGCAGGGTTTTAAGCAGTGAGGTTTTCCCGGCACCCGTGGGGCCAAAGATTGCCATGGTGGTTTTAGCTGACGCGCCGGACAGGCGTTCGTCTGCGGTGATGATTTTAAGGCCCATCAGGCTGCCTCCTCTATCATGAGAGTTGAAAAGTTGATGGCTTGCCCCTCCGGGCAGGAACGGGCGATGGCCAGATACCGAAAGCTGGCGTCACCGATGCGCTGCTGGAGCAAATGAAGAAATCCTCGCTCGGCCAAGCCGAAGGCCCGTGCCGCCATCTCATCCAATTTAATCTGGTGAGGATCTTTGTTGCCCTGCTCGGTGCTGCCCCGGTCCAGGCACAGAAACCCGCGATGGTACTCAAGGGTGTCGCCTGGTTTGGCCTGAGCCACCCAGGCACAGAACGAGATCTCATCCAGTTTCTGCAAATGGAATGGCGATGGGGACCCGCGCCAGATAGGAATGGGCGTGGTCATGATGCCCCCACGACGCTTAGTAACGGCAGAGGGGTCGAGGTTGAGCCTTCGGTGTTGCGGACCTGCTTGGCCTCATAAGCCTCGACATCTTTGAGCCGGTAAACAACCCGACCACCGAGCTTAAGGTAACGCGGACCGATTTTTTCCCAGCGCCAGCGCTCCAATGTGCGCGGGCTCAGGTTCCAGCGTTCCGCGAGATGGACTTGGTGTAAGTGTTTGGTGATCATGGCCACCCCCTTCGTTTGATTGAACGTTAGGGGGAGAATGGCGATCTAGACCGGCTCTGTCGTCGGGCTCTGTGCTGGATAGAAAGGGGATATAACCGATATAGTCAGGGGGATGGAAGGGGATATAGAGGGGGCTGCCAGGGGATAAGTTCGTATGTACCTCCCAGAAAGCGGCCATTCCGCAGGGGGACCTAAGAAAATTTGATATTCAGGCGGTATTTTCCACGTTTATCCGATTGAATGAGCTTGCGCCAATCAGCCTTGGCCTTGAACAGGTCCGATATGCGGGTGCACCTGGACCCTGCCTCTCCCAATACAGCCTGACCGTGCCGCCAGGGTGAGCCTGTTTGCGCTGCCTCATAAAGAATACCGACGACCTTGGCTTGAATAGGCCCCAACGTATAGGACTGTTCTCCAAGCGTAACATCGGCAAAATCGTTCTTATGCCTGAACGAGACCTCTGTCGTTCGCTGAACTCCGCCAAGGCCGTGTTTGGCCTCAACCCGGTCCCGCTCTGTGCGGCTGACAACCAGCTCTTCCTTTTTGATCACAATGCCTTCTTCTGGATAAAGCACATGGCAATAGCGATCGTCAGGCGCGTCAAACTGGTCAACCTTGACCTGGCCTTCATGGAAAAGACGATAAACGTCTCGAGAAAGGAGGTCCTGCAATCCCTGAAACGAAACTCGCTCTTCAGGAATATTGCACCATTGCCCCTCATCAACCTCTTCATAGAACCCGCGCTCAATACGAATTCCATAAAGACGCACGGAGACTTTGAGTAAACCGTTTTCGGCAAGGTATACGAGGTCGCGCGAAGGCATGTCCCAGCAGGACTCAACCTCTTCCAGTGTAAAATATTCCTTCTCGATCCCTGCCATTTTTTATCACCCTACAAGCCTGCGTGTTCGCTATTTGTTTTATCTTCTTGACGGGAATGAATCAATCCTTTTTAATCCACACAATCCACATCCCTGAGGATAACCTGATGAAATACACCATGGCCGACAGGCTCAAAGCGCGTTGCAGGCAGCTTGGCTTAAATGCCAGGCAGGTGGCTGAACTTGCAGATATCAACAGGACGTTTGTTTACGACATCATGCGGGGACGATCAGAAAACCCGAATCTGGAGAAACTCGATCAAGTCGCCAAGGTGGTCAAAGTCGACAGAAACTGGCTGTTGCACGGTATGGGCGACGTGGAAGGCGAATCGCCGATCATCGAAGATCCCTCTGAGGCGTTTGTTTCGATCCCCTCGGTCGAGGTCACGGCTTCCATGGGTGGCGGTAATATTACTGCCGACGAGGTGGAAAACGGAAAACCCTATCATTTTCAACGGTCGTGGATTCTTCATGATCTCAAGGCCAGCCCATCGGAGCTTCGCATCATGCATGTGGAGGGCGATAGCATGATGCCCACTCTGCATTCCGGCGACGTTGTTCTTGTGGACCTGGCCCGGCGAGCGCCGACGCCTCCCGGCATATTCATTCTGTATGATGGCATGGGGCTGGTGGCCAAGCGTCTTGAGTATGTCCCCAACAATGATCCGCCCAAGGTTCGGGTGATTTCTGATAACCCATTTTATAGCCCCTACGAGCGCACCGCCGATGAGATCAATATCATCGGGCGGGTTCGGTGGTTCGCAAGAGAGATTTGAAACAATCTATTTTGTAATCAGTAGGTCG